CCGAAAACTCCGGCGGTCCCGGAACTGTCCGCCATACCGCAGGCCGCCGTGCCGGATATGCCGCCTTTGCGCATGGAAGCGGAACCGCCCGCAGTTCCCCGGCTGGAAATGGCGGCCCCGCAGCTTCCCGTTATGCCGGAACTTCCCGCTCTGGCTCTCGCGGCTCCGGCCATGCCGGACGCGCCGGTCATGGCAACCCCGGAACTGCCTTCCATGCCCGAACTGGAAGCGCCGGAAATCGCCGTTCCGCAAGCGCCGTCCTTTGACGTGCCGGATGCCGAACGCGGCGGCGGTTCGCGGCGTACCGACGGCGATACCGGCGGCCAGACCATCAGCATTTACGGCGATATCATCCTGCCGGGAGTCCAGAATGCGGAGGACTTCGGGGAGGCCATGCGCCAATATCTGCAAGGGGAGATTTCCATGATGGAGGGCATGGCATGACGTTCATAACCTTTGAAGACGGCGTGCTCACGCTTGCCGGGGAAGAGGTGCCGGGCATCCTGCGTTGTCTGCGTGTGGACGGCAAGGTCCGCTTTGACGAGCAGAAGGTGGACGGCTCTTCCGGCAAGAAGAAGACGCCGCAGGGCTTTGAGGACTGCGATATCATGGTGTCGCTCTTTCTGGTAACGGATGAGGATTCCAGTTGCTACGACAAGCTGGAAACGCTTTCCGGCATGTTCCGCAAGGTGGACGACAAGGCTAACCCGCAGATTTACACGGTGGCGAACCGGCACTTGCTGGCGCGCGGCGTGCGGCAGGTGGTCTTTTCCAAGTTCTGTTCGTCAGAGAACGACAGGACGGATGAAATCATGGTGACGCTGGGCTTTGTGGAACACAACCCGCCCGTGGTCAAAACGGAGAAAGCGCAGGCCAAAAGCCCCACGTCCAAAGAGCTGGCGGAGCAGGCGGCGGAAAAGGCAAAACAGGCCGCCGAACCCAAAGAAGACGAACTTATCATCGACGCGGGGTAAGCATGATTGAAGGCATCAACATCCGCTGCAATGTGGGCGGCGTGGAAGTGCTGCGCAGCCCGCGCATTGAGCTTTCTCTGTTACGCCGGGCCGTGGTGTCCACCTGCTTTGTGGATATCCCGGACGCCGACGGTTCGGTGCAAACCGGGCTGGCGAAAAAACAGGCGGTGCGCGTGCGCTTCGGGCACCGTGGCGAAGGCGGCACCTGGCACGACTGGTCCGGCACGGTGAAGGACTTTTTCCCCGTCGGGCCGGATACCATCCGCGTGCAGGCCGTGGGGCTGGAACAGGCGCTTATCGACACCACGGTGACGGAGGCCATGCACGGCGAACCGGCGGATGTGGTGGCCGCCACGGGCCTGCCGGTGGCGGAAATCAGCATTCCGGCGGAGACCTTCCCGCATATCGTGTTCAGCAACGTAACCGTGGCGCGGGCCATCAAGCAGCTTGCGGCCAGTCTGGAACGGAGTTTCGGGCACGACCTTTCCCGGCACGCGGTCTGGCTGGGGGAAGCCGGGCTGTACTGGTCAGACGGGGACGAGCCGGGAGACGTGTTCGTCATTGAAACGGCGGCCAACCTGATACGGCACAACCCGAATCCGGCGGGCATGAGCCTGGTCGTGTCTACCCTGCTGCCGGGGCTGACGCACAGCCGCAAGGTGCGCATACGAGACACGCGGCGGGACTTTTCGGAGCTGGTACGCGCGGAAGAGGTTGTCCACACCCTGAGCGTGGACGGGAACACGACCACCATCGGCTACGGCCAGGACTGCGGCTGGGGGTAATCATGGCGGAACAGAGCCTTCTTTCTCTGCTCAAGCGCGCCATTGAACTGGCCATGCCGAACCTGCGGACGTACTACCGCATGACGCGCAAGGCAAAGATAGTCGCCAGCTACGCCAGCGACGGGCGCTACTATGCGGATGTGCAGCCCTTGCGCAATGACGAAAGCCCGGACACGGCGGAGCCGGTGATTCCCAGAGTGGAAATCCCCATCCTGTGGGGCGGGCCGAAACGCGGTATGGTCTGCCCTCCGGCGGTGGGCACGCTGTGCGACCTTTCCTATTACGACGGGGACCCGAACTATCCGCGCATCAGCAATTTCCGCTGGCAGGGCAACGCCGCACCGGAATGCGGGCTGGATGAACTTATTATCCAGCAAAAGCCCGGCGTGAGTCTGAAAATTGAGAAAGACGGCTCCTTTCTGACCGTATCGCCCAAAGACTGGACCGTGGAAATCGGCGGGAATGCCGTCATCAGGGCGGCGGGCAACGCGACTGTGGAGGCAGCCGGCACGCTGACCCTGCAAGCGCCGAACATCATCAAGCACGGCAACGAGACCTGCGCGGGCACAGGCGGCGGCACGGGAACCACCACGGAGAACGCCCACCGGACCACCAACGGCAGCATCACGGTCAACGGGCCGCTGAAAGTGAATGGCGACCTGTCGGTCTCCGGCAATGCCTTTGCCGGGAGCCGGAGCGGCGGGAGTTGTCCGCATTAGCTCCATTCTCATTTCTCGTGCAAAAAACAGGGGGAGAAAATCCCCCAAAAATCCTTCGCATGGAGCGCGTCCTTTCCGGGCGCGCTCTTTTCGTATGCGCTATGTTTTTCCCATGAGCAGCGCAACGACGACAAACACGACAGACCTCTGGGGGCAGGACATAGCTCTGGATTCCTCCGGGCAGGCGCGCGTGGCAGCGAACGGGGAACTGGTGCTAACGGAAGGCGTGGAGACGGGCGTGCAGGATATCAGGCTGCGGCTGTTCACGCGACTGGACGGTCTGTTCTACGACCTGGACTTCGGGAGCCTCATTTCCGACTGGTTCCATGAAGACAGCACGGCGGCCACACGCGCGGCTTTTCTGGCGGAAGTGACCATGCGCGTGGAAGAAGACCCGCGCGTGAAGGTGGGCAGCGTGAAAACATCGCTGCTCGCCTGGGATGAAAACAGCCTGACCGTTTCCGTAAGCTGGAACTTCATGGACGCGGACCAGCCGCTGAATCTCGTTTTGCAGGCCGACAAGTCGGTGGGGGAACTGGTCATCCGGGACGGCAGATACAACGACCTTGAGGCGGCGCTATGAGCGTGAAACTTTCCAAAGACATCAGCGAAATCCGCGCCGGGCTGTTCGAGCGCATCGAGGCCGTGCAGGACGACTACGCGGCCAAAGGTTATCTGCCCGCACGCCTCAACCTGAACAAGGGCATCGCGCGGGGCATCATCGAGCTTTTCGCCTGGGGCCTGTGGCAGCTCTACAACTTTCTTGACGTTATCCACAAGCAGGCCATCCCGCTGGAAGCCACGGGGGAATGGCTGGATACGCACGCGGCGCAGGTGGACGAAAGCCGCAAGAGCGCCACGAAGGCGCGGGGCAACGTGCTGTTTCTGCGCGGGGACGGGACGGGGAACATCCGCATCCCCGCCGGGCGCATCGTGCGCACATTGCCCGACGGCAAGGGCGATATCTACCGCTATGTGACGGACGAGCTGGCCGTGCTGCCGGAAGGTTCGGCATCCGTGTCCGTGTCCGCCACGGCTGAGGAATACGGCCAGGGGGCCAACGCCTCCGCAGGCCAGATATGCGAGCTGGTCACGCCTGTGGAAGGCATTGCGGGCGTGACCAACGCTGCGGACTGGCTGCTGGAGGAAGGCGCGGACGAGGAAAACGACGCCTCCCTGCGGCGGCGCTATGTGCTGGCCTGGCAGAGCAAGGCGGGGGTGACGCGGGCGGCCTATGAAGCCGCCGCGCTCTCCGTTCCCGGCGTGGTGGATGTGTATGTGGCGGACCAGCACCCGCGCGGGGAAGGCACGGTGGATGTGGTGGTCATTGGTACAGCGGGAATGCCCACGGCAAGTCTGCTGGCGGCTGTGGAGGAAGCTCTGGCCGATGCCATCGTCATCAATCACGACCTGCTGGTCAGAGCGCCGGAGCCGGTAAAGGTACAGGTTCGGGCCGTGCTGGAACTGCTTTCCGGCGACGCGGACAGCGTGAAGGCGGAGGCGGAAAGCTGGGTGCGCTCCATGTTTTCCTACGGCGACGACCCGGACATTCCGCGCTTTTCCATCGGCAAGGATGTGGTGCGGGACAGGCTGGCCTCCGGCATCGTGAGCATTTCCGGCGTGAAGCGCATCCGCTGGGAAAGCCCTGCGGAAGATGTGGAGATTCCGGCGGGCGGTCTGGCCGTACTGGAAGCCCTGGACCTGCAAACGGTCTGGGTGGCGGAGGAATAGGCCATGGCAAGCCCGTTCTGGCAATACTTTCACGACAGGCTGAACTGGCCCGCCATTTTCCGGCCCGGCCCGGTATCGGCGCTGGCAAAGGGGCTGGCGCTGTACATGGACGATGTGCGCGAGGACATTCTGTGGCTGCGCCGCCAGTGGAACCCGGCCACGGCGGACGATGAGCGCATAGCCGATTACGGGGCCAGCCGGGGCATTCTGCGCACACGCTACGACACGGACGAAAGCTACCGCCTGCGTGTGGTCAACGCTTTTGCCTGGCACAAGCTGGGCGGCAAGGTTCAGGGCCTGGTGCGGATTCTGGCGGAAAACGGCTTTGCGGGCGCGGTTATCGTGCCGGTGAACGACGTGCGCCGCCATGACGCGGCGCTGATGCACAACGGGGCGGCTACCTACAACGCGGGGCTGTGCTGGGCGCAGTTCGACGTTCGGCTGGTGGAAATCCCGGAACAGGGGCTGAACGCGGACATCCTGGCCTGGTTCCGCTGGCTGGTGAACGAGTACAAGCCCGCACGCTCCATCCTGCGGGCCATGTCCTGGAGAACCAGCCTTGAGGATGAAACGGCCTTCACGGATACGGACGGCATACGCCTTGCCGTGAGGCCGGAATACGCCGACGCGCGCCCGTGGGGCTTTCCGCTGCATGACGGCTCCATCCGGTATGACAACGGCCTGTTCCGGCAGCATGACGGACGGCTGTTCCATGACGGTTCCGCCCCGCATACACGCTGGGAGCCATTCGGCCATCTGCATGACGCGCGGCTGGACCCGCTGGATGTGGCCGTGCGGCCCGCCATGGCGGATGCGGTACGCTATACGCCGCTGCACGACGGGGCGCTGTCCCATGACGGACAGGGCCGTCACGGCGACCTTGAGTCTCCCGCCGTGGACGCCCTGACCACGCGGCTTTCCTCTCGATACCGGGAAACGGTGAATGTGCGGGAGGACGTGGAAACACGTCTGGAAGTGTCCGTCCTTGACGAAGTGGGCCGCTACCATGACGGCGGCATTTCCCACGGGCAGCGTTACCTCAGCCTGCGGAACGGCGCGTTTTTCCATGACGGTTCCCGCCTGCGTGGACAGTTCGGCGGACGCGAGAACTTTTCCGGCGTGCGTCACGACCGGCGCGCCCGGCATGACGGCACGGCCCTGCATCGTCTGTGGGGCTGGCTGTCCACGGCGGGGAACCTTGCCCCTGTGTTTACCTATTCCACCCTGTCCGACGTGTGCGCCGCCTCTTTGAACATGGGCGGCACGGCGGGCATGGAGGATTCTTTCACTCTGGCGGAAGCCGTGGACATGCGCGTGTTGCGCTACACGCTGCACAACGGCGCAGCCGCCCATAACAGCGGGCCGCAGTACGGCGGCAAGGAGCTTGTATGAAATTCAGGGATGAAGCCCGGCTGCACGGCATTTTCGACATCCGCGTCATCAAGGCGGGGCATGAAATCGAACACTACCGGGACGAGAACATGATTATGAGCAGCGCGCGGGACGCGCTGGCCCGGCTTATCGGCGGTGCCGGTTCGGGCAAGACAGTAACGAAAATCGGCGTGGGCACGAGCGGCGACGGTCCGACGCCGGATGACAAGGGGCTGACCGGGGCCTACTCCAAAGCGGTGACGGGCTGCACCTACCCGGCCACGGGAGAAGCCTGCTTTGCCTTTACCATCGGTGCGGGCGAAGCCAACGGCAAGAGCATCCGGGAGTTCGGGCTTTTGTGCAGCGACGGGACGCTGTTTGCCCGCAAGACGCGCGGCGTCATCGAAAAGGCGGACGACATAGAAATCACGGGAACCTGGACCATCAAATTCTAAGGCAGGTGAAACATGGCGAATCTGAAAGAAACACCGCAATGGGAAGACGGGATTTACCGCATTGAGCTGACCGACCCCGTGGTGGGCGGGGAAGACGGCATAGACAACATTCAGGCAAAACAGCTCGGCAACCGTACCCTGTATCTGAAACAGAAAGTGGATGCCATGGAAGACACGGTGGACAACTATTCCCCGGACATGCAGGAGGCGCTTTTTGCCGGGCTGAAACTGGGGCTTGACCTTGCCGGGCTTGCCATGAAGGAGCACGAGCAGACGCGACTCACGCGCTTTCAGGAAATCCGAACGACCATCAAAAACCGTGGCGTCAAATCCGGTGTGACACTTTCCAAAAGCAGCACGGCCACGCGCAATATTTCCTGTTCGGACGGCGTGGTGTTCATGAACGGACGGGAATACCCGGTGGCAAACCAGACGAACACGGCCAGCGTGGCCAGCAATACCACGGAGAAGTCTGGCGTGGTCATCATCTATATGTTCCAGACCGAGGCGGGGATCATCGACGTGGCGGCCACGACGCTGAACGGCCCCATGCCGGACGGGGCCATTGAGCTTGCCCGTGCCACGGTTCCGGCGGGGAACACGGAAGAAAACGACCCGTATCTGTCGAAAGTGACCATCACGGACAGCGCGCGGCGAGAACCGGGCTGGCCGCAGGTCCAGAAAGCGCCCGCCACGGTATCCGTGGCGCTGAACCGCACGCTCCCGGATGCGGAATACCTTGTCGGCGTTGAAGTGGTGGGAAGCTCCGGCGGACGGCTGCAAAACGGCGAAGTGTACGCGAAAGACAAGCTGAAAAACGGCTTCAAGCTGACCACCAGCGGCACGGCGGACGACGTGGACGTGCGGCTTCTGGTGCAGCATCCGGCCATGTAAGGAGAAAGGTATGCAGATTGAAAAGAAGGGCTCCGGGCCGTGGCCCGGTGTGGACGTGGAAGGAGTGACCGTCACACTGACGGTGGGAGACGATGCCCTGTCTTTTGACTGTGCGGCCCTGCAGGAAGACGGGCAGGTCACGGTGGACGTGGTGCGCGGCCATGACGGCGGGCTTGCCGTGGGCGTGGAAAACGGCACGGAGTATGTGGCCAACCTGATCATTCCCCCGGCGAGCTATGAGGACGTTCCGCTGCCGGTCACGCTGGAAGAGCCGGACCTGCCGGAAGACCTTGACCCGGCCTGCATCACGCCCGCGCCGACCACGGAAAGCGTGCGCGTTCCCCTTGCCGCATCCGACATGGAAGCCGTGCGGCTGATTCTTTGGACTGTAACCGACAATATGGAGGCATAACATGGCGACCATCATCACGAAAGACAGCCTGCGTTCCAGCGTGGAAGCCGCCACGGGCGGCCTTGTGACCGTCCTGTATGACGACGCGGGCCACCCCAGCTACATGCGTCGCATTCCGAAAATGCGCATTGAAGACCTCTATCCCGACCTTGGCCTGACAGGCACGCATCCGGCCTTCATCGTTGACGGCGTGGAAAAGAGCGAGCTGTTCATCGGCGTGTACCCCGCATCCGTGGTGGACAGCTACGGCGTGAGCCTTCCCGGTATGGACCCGGCGCATGACCTGACTTTTGACAGCGCCGTAAACTACTGCAAGAACAAGGGCACGGGCTGGCACCTCATGACCAACGCGGAATGGGCCTTGCTGGGCGCTCTGGGCATCAAGACGGGCTTCCAGCCGCGCGGGAACTCCTGGTGGGGCCAACATCACGAGGCCAAGCATGAAACGGGCACGCTGGCTCCCGGCAACAGTGGCCTTGGCGTACAGAATACAGATTTGCACGGGCGCACATTGACGGGTTCCGGCCCGGTAAGCTGGCGGCATGACAATTCCCCCGCAGGCATCGCGGACCTTGTGGGGAATGTGTGGGAGTGGACGGGTGGCCTGCGTCTGAACGCAGGGGAAATCAACATCATTGCGGATAACAATGCCGCCGCCCATAACGTGGACATGAGCGCGGATTCCGCCGCATGGAAGGCCATCCTGCAGAACGGCACGCTTGCCTCGCCGGGCACGGCCAATACGCTGAAACTGGATGCCGCCGGGAGCAACGGCACGGGCGCGGTGGTCCTGAACACGACCATCACAAGCCAGTATCCCAGCCCGGATACCACGGCATCTTCCGCGTGCGCCTTCACGTCCATGACGGCCAAAAGCGGTGTGACGGTTCCCGCGCTTTTGAAACTCCTGAGTCTTTACCCCGTATCAGCGACAGGGCCTGTGGGTTCCATCTATCAGCGGAACAGCGCCGAAAGGCTGGCGTTGCGCGGCGGCTATTACAATGGTAGCGGCGGCGCGGGCCTTTTTGGCCTCA